TTACTTCGTATCTTTCCCATTCTCATCATTCCCTGTACCTTCAGGGATACGGTTAAATTTAACCTTTAATATCCTCCTGTTATCCACTTCCAGCACTTGAAAACGATATTCCTTAAAATCTATAATCTCCCTACGGCGTGGAAAATCCCCTTTTATCTCCAACAAAAGACCGGCCAAAGTTTCCACTTCTTCCGTCAATTTACCAAAATCTGAGGGATCGGCATCGATAACCCGGAAGAAATCCGTCAATAATATCTTTGCCTCAAAGATCAAGCTACCGTCTGCTAAACGGATGAATTGTTGCTCATCCTCATCATACTCATCGGAGATCTCTCCGACAATTTCCTCTAGGATATCTTCCATCGTCACGATACCGGAGGTACCGCCAAACTCATCGACCACGATCGCCATATGAATTTTATTGGTACGGAACTCTTCCAGCAAATCATCGATCTTCTTGGTTTCCGGCACGAAATAGGCCGGTCTGATCAAACTCTGCCAACGGAATGTATCGGGCTTGTCAATATAGGGCAATAAGTCCTTGATATATAAGATACCTTTTATATTATCCTCAGTCTCGGAATATACCGGAATACGCGAATAGCCGGATTTGATAATAAAATCAACCACCTCACGGAAACTGATCTTGATCTCGATATCTTCCATATCCAGACGAGGAATCATGATCTCATCAGCGGTCTTATTATAAAACTTGATAATCTCCGCCAGCATCTCCTTCTCCTCCGGGATCTCGGTAGAGGTTAGCTCTAACGCTTTAGAAAGCTCATCTACAGAGATATCATATTTCTTTTTCGCTAACGCTTTATTGATGACCGATGTGGAATTAACCAAGATTTTCGAGAATGGGCGGCAGAAGCGTTCCAAACCACTTAATACAGAGGCTGAAAAACGAACAAAACGCAAAGAATTCTTCTGTGCGTAAATCTTAGGCATGATCTCCCCAAAAAGTAAAAGCAAGAAAGTCAAGAGAATCGTCTCAAGCACAAAGCCTAGAAGAGGAGCGGCCGAGAAATTAATCCAAGCGTTAATCGCATAGGTACACAGCATAACGACCGCCACATTTACGAAATTATTAGCGATCAATATAGATGCCAATAGATACTCCGAACGTTCAAGGAGACGTTTGATAACAGGATCTGCCGGGCGATTCTCTTCCCCGATCTCATTTAGGTCGCCCGGGGTTAGAGAAAAGAATGCCACTTCAGAGGCCGACACGAAGCCGGAAACAAACAGCAGTAAAAAAGCGAGGCTTAATGCGATCACAGGACCCGCTGTCAGCGCCTGCACCGTTACGTTTTCAAATAAGCCCGATAAATAATAGTCCGAGTCCAAGGGAAACAGTATTAGTTAAACAATATCAGAACGGGAGATCATCCGCGTCACTGGATTCTGAGAATGCGCTAGGCTGCGAGGCGGCTGGCTGTTGATAAGCGGTATTTGGCGCCGTAGTCGGTTGAGCCGATTGTCCTTGCCCCACATTGGGCTGCATACTACCGCCTTGTGCAGTCGTATTTCCACCATCGGCCGGACGGGAACCCGTACTGTAAAACTCGATACGATCCGCATGGATCTCCGTAACATATCGTTTCACGCCGCTTTGGTCATCATAATTACGAGTACGAATCTTGCCTTCCACATATACACCGGAACCTTTACGTACCCATTTTTCCACGAAAGGAACCAAATCCCGACGAACTACGATATTATGCCACTCCGTACGTTCCGGAACCACCGTTCCATTTGCCAACGTATACCCACGTTCCGAGGTTGCCAGCGGGAAATTAGCGACAGCGGCACCACTGTCAAAATAGCGAACGTCAGGATCTTTGCCTACGTTGCCGATCAATATAACCTTATTCAATGACATAATTCAAATTCTTAATAACCATACAAAGAAACACAAATTCAATCATTCTCACAAGTTTCCGTTTAATTTCTCTAAATCAGATAGTGAAATTTCACCTATGTGAGTTTCAAGACTATAGAAGAGACAGTTGTAGAGATCTCATTCACAGATGGTATCTAAAAGAACCAAATTGAAGAACGAATTTGAAGAACCAAATTAAAGAACCGATATGATGGAACAACAGATATTCATTAACGAGATACAGACATCTTTTGTATTGAGGCAACCAAAGTCAACTAAGCCGACCAATATCTATTTAGTATGTCGGATACAAGGGAAGCAAGTTAAACTAGCTACAGGGGTTAAAGTGTATCCAGAGCACTGGAACACAAAGAAACAAGAAGCCTATATAAGTGTTCGTCTAACAGAACTAGATAATCAGAATAATGAAATCGCCAATAAAAAAATTAAAGCACTTAGAGACAGTGTAGCGTCTTATAAAGAGTATCTTTGTGATAATCCCGACAAGATCACGAACAGCTTAAACATCCTGCGGGAGTATATCTATAAAGACTATAAGCATATAAATAGAATTAGTAAAATGAAACAGCAGATCAGCGCAACATTAGAAATGAAGCAACTTATAGATAGGCAAAGCACAAAAGAATCTACCAAGAAGGGGAATATTGGTGCTATAGGATACCTAGAAACATTCCTAAAAGCATCCAAAATTGATAACACTTGGAATAACATAAACCTTGAAACACTAGAGCAGTTCAAACAATATTATATAAATAAGAAGACTAACGCTACTACGATCAATGCTTATATCAAGAGGATACTTGCAGTATGCAGAATTGCTAACAAATCTAGCAAAATTCAATTTAGCTTTGAGGGTAACAACTTACACTTATTAGAATTAATTAAGGATAACACTAATAAAACTAAGCGTAAGAATAAACAAGTGGCACTAACGGAGGAACAAGTAATGTCACTATACAGCTACACCCCAAAAGGAAGGAAAGCTACAGAGTTAGAAGAGATTAGAGACATATTTATACTTCAATGTTTAGTTGGGCAACGTATATCAGATATGCCTAAATTCTTTAATGGAGACTACAAGTATGATAGCAAGACGAACACCATAACTATAACACAACAAAAAACTAATGAAATGGCTATCATACCATTACTTCCATTGGCTAGAGAGATATTAAACAAGTACAATAATAAAAAGATGATAGTAGATATAAATACTATTAAAGACTTTAGAATGAATAAAGATATTAAACGTATTGCCGAGGCTGTAGGACTTAATGAACCTATAGAATACCAAGAGCAGAAAGGTACTGATATATTGAATATTACCAAACCATTACACCAGATGATACATTCACACACGGCAAGGCATACATTTGTCACAATTATGTGTCGTATGGGAATACCTAAAGACGCTGTGATTATAGCAACTGGACACGAAGATACAACTATGATAGATGCAGTATATGAACATCTTAATGAACAGGACAAAGCCAACAAGGTACATTCCGCATTCAATAAACTAGATGGTAAACTATTTAAAATGGATCAAGTAGCCACTCCAATTATAGCTAAAGATGAGAATAAGCCCCCGAAACCCAAGACTAATATATTAGATTATTTATTTGCGGAAACTACTTTATTGAGACTTGACCAACTACATAGTAGGGATGTCAATATTTATGAGTTGCCAGATATATCTAAAGCAATCAGAGTTATTAAAGACCTATCTACTATAAGTAAAGCTCAATCATTCTTAAATGGCATTGACAAAACTATACTATATGGACGTATTAATAAGATCTCAGAAATATTATGGTATATAGGTAAACATTATGCAGATGCTACATTATATCAGTTATACGAACAAAAGGTTATTGAGCTAGGTTTATCAGATAGCATTAATCAGATCACGAGTGAGGATATATTACACCATCTTTGGCAGCAGGAGATAAGTAATGAAGAGCTAGACTGAAACTCCAACACAAAATTAAGCCTAATCCTTTAACAATAAACCCCAGCCCACCAATTAAGGCAAGCTGGGGTTTATAATTAAAATTTAGGTAGAAATCTTAGACCATCTACCATTTACTAAGGTAAATCTTTGAGCCTTATTAGAAGGAATCATAATAACCTTCTTATAGTAGCTACCGTTATCGGCTGCTGTAGTAGTCGGACAGTATTTATAATCTATAGTACCAAAGTTCCTAACAGTATTAGTACTATACCAATAGGCATTAACTTTAGTTCCATCTGTAAAGAAGTTAATGTAGTATGCTGTATCTGACTGGCTATCTTTCTTATCCTTCACTAAGGACTTATATTTAGATACTTCCATTAAGTGAGTATCATAGCCTTCATACTTAATATCTCTTACCTTTATTTCGGCTACTACCTTCTTATCATTATAAGTAAAATAGTAGTCCACTGGTGCATATTTATCTTCTGTAGGATACAGATTAGTAGCACCCACTTGTATTAAAAATGATTCTAGTAGTTTCCTTCCATTTAGTTCTAATTCATTAAATTTGTCCATTTAAGCTAGTAGTTTGTACTAGCCTGTATTCCATTATACATAAATCATTAGCCATTCACATTAACCATATACCATTTACAGGCTAATGGGTTATTATTCTTTAGCAGGTTCTTCTTTAGTTTGTAAATCCTGCTGTACCATCTGTAACAGTCCAGCTACATCTTTATAAGGCTGCTGGACTAAGTAGTTAATAATTGCGTTAATAGTTTGTTCTGACATACGTTTCATTCACTTAGTATATTTAATGCTTCATCTGATTCTGATATAACTGCATTTCCTTCTTCATCTACCCACATAGTTCTTATCTTTAATAGCCTTAATAACCCTATCTGTTTCTTCTGTGATATGTTGTTTAATCTCATTTACTACAATCCTAATAAGGAAATACATTAGAACTGCTAAGAATGTTAGTAATACATAGGTTGTAAACATAGTATATATAGTTTAAGTAGTTAATAATCAAAGTAAAGTAAGGCTATCTTCACAGACTACCTTACTAAATGAATAACGAATCTCAATAATAATCTTTATGTTTGGATAATCTATAAGATAGTAAATCTAAATACAGAATTTGGTGTGTAAATAAATAGATATAATCTTTGTGGTGTGATAATCTATAAGGGAAATCTTTGTATTAGAAGTGTCTGTAATCTTATTACTTTGATTAGTAGTAAAATAGAACTAAACTACTCACTAACCAGACCGATAAAGCCATTCCCATATAACTCTTTATCGTATTACAAATATAATAATATTATTTTACATATTAAAACTAAGTTACAATATTTTTAATATTTCATTTAAACACTATCTTAGGTGTGATTATTACAATTGAGAATAAAGGTTTAGTAGTATATCTGTAAGGAAATCATTTTCTTCTACAGTTTTAAATCTTTTCCTGTCTTTAAGTTTAGTAGCATTATAATAAAGAGAGAAATTAGCTGTTAGTTCATTAGTGCCAGCTAGTAAACCTGCCATCATTATACATTTAGAACCTTTGTAAAACTTAATACAACCACCTTCTTTATAAAGTCGGATGATATATTTAATTCCTATGCTGTTTAAAATTTCCTTAGCTTTAATACCAGCTTCTACTGCATCTTCCTTTAGCTTTAATATTCTAGCTTCTTCTGATTCCTTTGTACTGGGTGTAAAGTCAATAACCATAGCTTACTTAATTTTAATGTACTGAATAATATAACCTCTTACCTGCTTACCATCTATTCTTTTCCTAGCTTCCTTAATCTTAGCATAATCTTCAAAGTCTTTAATGCTAGCTTTTCCTTTGATTCCTAATGTACCATAAATACTATTCAAGCAATCTTTAATATCAGCAGAAGGAATAAATTCACCGATTCTAAATGCAGGAATAGTAAGCAGTAACTTAGCTACCTTAGCATTATTATCCATCTTTTCAGAGATACTAATAAGAAGTCTTTGAATATGTGAAGTATGATATTTAAGTTCCCTAATCTGTTCCATACCTAGTAGTTCATAAGCATCTTTGATATAGCTATATTTCTTCTTTAATAAGGCTAATCTATCATTATCTGTAAGACTGAATACCATACCTTCCTTTCTTTGCATTATAGAATCATATTCTTCTATAGCATCCTTAAAGGTAGTTCTGGCTGAATCATTCTTTAATAGCTTATCAGAAGTCTTATCTGTACTGCATCCTACAGCCATACCAGCCTTATTATATTCAGTGCTTAAATTAACCTGTAAACTGTATGTATGGTTAAGTACCTTGAAGTTATAAATATCCAGCTTCATCCTATTAGGATCAAATATAAATTCACCAGTATCTTCATCCTTCCAAATGTAATGATAGATGCTTTCTTTAGTTCCTTCCTTAATTTCCTTATCACTATTAACCTTAGTAATATATGATTTAGCTTTCTGTTCTTCTTCCAGAACAACCTGCTTATATTCTTCATAAGTAAGGTCTGTATTGTATCTGGTAGCTTTATAAAGATGTGTGATAGAATCTGCATACTGGGTATCTCTAATTCTACCAGCTATCTGTCTTACCTGTGTACTAATATCCATTAAGGTCTGTGCCTTAGTGCTTTCTGATATAATATAAATTTTACCTTCTATATCAAACAAGTCACAGCCTTCAAAGCAGGTGGAAGTATAAAAGTTTATCTTCTTCACAGGATCAGTAGTTTCACCATTGGTAACACCTTGACAAGTATGCTTATAGGTTTCATTATTCTTACTAAAGATGATTCTGGTATTCTCATTAGTAAGGTTACAGTTCTTAATCATAGTGGCTATAAATTCCACCGAGTTTACAAAGAAGTGAGCATTACCGAATACTTTACCTTCTAAGAAGTCATTGATAACTTTCTTCACTGTAGCACCTACATACTTACATTGTACCGCATTTACCTTTACTTCGGTCTTATCTTCCCAGTCTATCTTAAAGGTCGGAATATCCTTTAGTTCTTCCAGCATTAAATCATATTCAATAGGGGTAGCTGTTAAGAATGACCATTCTTTGAATTTAGTATATTCATCTAGTACAGTCCTTACAGCCTTGTTCCTAAATACATACTGAATAAATAACAGGTGTAGTTCATCTATTAGTAAGAAGAAGTTATAACCAGTAATACCAGCAACTTTAGCTAAACTATCATAAGTACACATAATCTTTTTAGCACCTTTCTTAGTATTCAGATACTCTTTAATCTCGTATGTAGTAACACCTTCATAAACACCTAGTACATTAACCTTACCATCTGTATTATATTTCTGCATCTTATTCTTAATTAGTGATACAAAGGGAACACATATAATAGTATCTTTACCATCTTCTAAAGCTATAGATGTTCCACCGCATCCTACTTTACCTTTATCTATTAAATATCCTACTGGTAAACCATTCTCTTTGAATAATGGATATTCACCTAAATACTTGTACTCTTTAGTAATAATAATGTTTGTCATAATTGTAAATTGTTTGTTTAGTTAGTTGGTTTAAAATCTGGAGTTTAGAAGCATCTGTAGTTTGAATTATGGGGTGTGACATTTTTGGGTATTCTTTCTATAGAAGATTGAGGTTTCATTACCAAAATTTGTCACACTTGAAATAAAATAATAAGCGTATCACTACGCTTACTATTCCTTGTTAAACTAACTCAAACTCACAAATTATGAATGAATAATTAACTTCAATACCTAAAATATGCTCAAAAGGTACTTATGGTAATAACTTTGTGATTCTTAGATGTGAATTAAGTGGAAGAACTGGCTAATCAGCTAGCCAGTCCACTTAGATAATCGAATTAAAATCTATGTTTCAGTATGATAGTTTCCTTCATTTATTGTAAGACAAAGATAGTGAAATATTTTGACATACGCAAATTAATTATAACAAATTTTAAAATTTATATTGAGGGTGCTATAACAGCTATATTCTTGTATTACAGTACGCAAAGTGATGGATGAATGAACTTAAAGTAAAGTTTCTTATCGCTTCTTTCCACTAGACCAGCTTCTAAAGCTGAATATACTGTATTATGTTGTACTCCTATTTCGTGAACTATTCTATTCAGAGATAAATCTACTATATTTGATGCTATTCTAGTCCAGCACTTGAATCGGATTAGGAAACCTATTACATTCCTATCTACATCTGTATCTAATAGGCTACTATCTATGGTTACAAAGAACTTGGTAGGTTCTGTATAGCTATACTTATTACCGCATCCAGTTCTATCTATGGTTAGGTTGGCTACTTCTTCAAACTTCTTTAGATGGTTAAAGATGGTAGTTTCACTAACACCTGTTATTCTTACTATATCTTTAATAGTACTATCTGGATTCTTACTAATGGCTACTAGGGCGCAGAAGTAAGTAAATGCTTCATTATTAGTAAGAGATTGTAGTATAGGTATGCTTAATTTGATATTCATTGCTTAGGGTGTTTGATAATTGATAGAGGTTATCTATATTTGTATATTATTTAATCTATATGGCTATGTCGGAGGATCAGAAGGAATGCTTTGTAATAATGCCCATTAGTGATGCAGAAGGCTATGATAAAGGACATTTTACTAGAGTATATTATGATATTATTAAACCAGCAGTAGAAAGCGCTGGTCACAAACCTATTAGGGCAGATGAAGTTGTTTCATCAAATCTAATTCAATTAGATATAGTAGAAAGACTTATTTATGCACCTTTAGCTATATGTGATATTAGCAGTCGTAATCCTAATGTGTTTTATGAACTGGGGATTAGACACGCATTTAATAAGCCTGTAGTTCTGATGAAAGATAATGTTACACCTAATGCTTTTGATATAAGTTCTTTTCGATATATTGAATATACAAAAGAGATGGGCTATAGAGATGTAACATCTGCTATTAAACAATTAAAAGAATTTATACTAAGTACAGTTAACGATTGGAATATAGACAAAGGTGTAAACTCTATTATTAAATTATTACCCGATAATAAGGAAAATCCAACTAATCTTATTTCCGAATTTATATTACAAGAAGCACAGCAATTATGTAAAGATCTTAATTCCAAGAATCTTTTCCTATTAGAAGATTTATTTAAGGATCGCTTAAACTCACTTGAACAGTTATGTATTACAAAGTCCGATAAATTAGTATGTGAGTATTTGAGATCTAAATTTCATTTTCAATATAAGAACCAAATATTTATAAGCGAATAGAATTATGGATATTCTGATGGCATTTCTTACAAAGAGACATTAAATTCTTTGGATTATACGCCAAGCTTCTCCTTTTCAAATGGTCTGTAGTAGACATAAAACTAGTAATATGATGTACATCTACTGCTAATACTACTTTATCTTCTTTCAAACATAGTTCACATAATGGCTGCTGCATTAGCTTAGCTAGCCTTAATTCTTTCCATTTGGTAGATTGGTATATCTTCTGTCTTTCTTCCCTGTTAAATGTTCTGGAAGGTTGCTTATTCGGTTTCTTTAGATATGGCATATAGTTCTGCTGGTATTATGTATTCACCTTCTTCATTCTGTACTTCCAATGGTGCTAATTTACTATTCATTGTATAGTTGGACTTCTTAGCATAGCATCTTATAGTATTGAATTGCACTCTTAGTAGTTCTAATACAGATTCTTCTGTTACATCTTCCAGCCCTACTTCCATACATCTTATTACTGCTTTCTGTAGGAAATCTTCTACAGTTTGGGACATATAGATAGTATCTTTATAATAAGTAGTGTATTGCTTTACTAATTCGGGATAATGCTTAGCTATTATATCAGCTATCTTAGAAGCATTTCTATGAAGTGGCTTATCTATTACTGTATTGTAGCTGTACTGGTCATATTGTGGCTTCCAGTTAATTATCTTATCTGCTGTTTCTATATCAATGTGAAATAGTGCAGCTGCTTTGTCTAGTCCGTAATCATAAACATACTGTAGAAGGACTGATTTAGGAGGTCTTATCATTTTTGAATTTAATGTATTGGTTAATAGTTTCTCTATTGTAATCGAAGAAGTCCTTTAGTATGGATTCTATCAGTGGTGCTTTATCTGATTTGTGGTTAGTATGTTCATCTATAAGGTCTAGATTCCTGTTGAAGAAATCTGCTAATATCAATCTTAGTAGTTTAGACCTGTCTTTACCTAGTAATTGCTGTAGTTCTGTTAGCAGCAGGTCGGTATTCAAGTCTATTTTAGCTTTAATTTCTATTGGGTAATTACTTCTTCTTTCCATAGTTTAGCCTTTAATTGTATTACAAATTTACTAATACCTTAACAGACTTCCAAATAAATAATTCACATTCTTTAATAATTATATTGCAATGATTATAAGCCTATTAGAGCCATTATATAGCTTTATAAATCATAAAAATTAAATAGGCTATAATATGATAAATTACACTATTCCAAAGGACATTGAAAAGGATGCTAAGGTATATATGCAGAATGTACTGGAACAGCTAGATAGTACTGGTATGTTAGAGAATGTGGATAGTGCAGCTTTAACAATGCTGGCTAGAAACTATAGTATGTTCATTAAGGCATCCAAACAGTTAGAAGATGAAGGTTTGACTGTTACCAGTGATAGAGGTAACATAGCACCGCACCCAGCTATTAAGATTGCTAAAGATGCACAAACACAAGCTATGAAAGTTATGCTGGAGTTCGGACTAACAGCTAAAGCTAGAACTAAATTGCCTAAAGTAGAGCAGGACGGATATAGCCCGTTTGAGCAATTTATAAAGGAAGGAAAGGAAGTTAGATAATGAATACCAAACTTTACTATGATTACTGTAGTAAGGTTCTTAATGGTGAAATAATAGCTGGTGAGACTATTAAGCTGGCTTGTAAGAGATTCCAGAATGACCTTAAAAGGGATGATTTGGAATTTAAAGAGGATAAGGTAGATAGAGCCATTCTATTCATTAGCACATTGAAGCATTATACAGGTAAACATTCTGGTAAACCATTCACCTTAGAAGGATGGCAGCAATTTATAATAGCTAATATAGTTGGATTCTACTGGAAGGGAACTACTACCAGAAGATATACTAGCAGCTATATAGAAGTAAGTAGAAAGCAGGGTAAGACAGCTTTAGCTGCTGCTTTATGCTTGTATTATTTAATAGCTGATGGTGAAGATGGTGCAGAAGTATTATTGGCTGCTAATAGCAAGGAACAGGCTAAAATTGCATTCGATATGTGTAGCAAGTTTAGTAAGGGACTGGATTCTAAAGGTAAGTATCTTACCGCTTATAGGGCTGATATTCTGTTTAACCTTACTAATTCCAAGTTGAAAGTATTGGCTGCTGATGATAGTAAGTTAGATGGTTTTAATGCCAGTTTTGGGTTGTTGGATGAATATCACGCCGCTAAGAATAGTAAGGTTAGGGATGTTATCAAGTCTAGTATGGGAATGAGAATGAACCCACATCTTTGTACTATTACTACCGCTGGATTTGACAAGACCTTACCCTGTTATCAATTAAGAACCGTAGCTATAGAGGTGCTGAACGGCTTAAAGATAGATGATGAAATGTTTATAGCTATCTATTCTTTAGATACTGCTGATGATTGGAGAGATGAAATGAATTGGGTTAAATGTGCACCAAACTTAGATATTACAGTTACTTCCAAATACATTAGGGGGCAGGTACAGCAAGCTATTAATAACCCTGCTGATGAAGTCGGAGTTAAAACTAAGACTTTGAATCTATGGTGTGACAGTTCTAATGTGTGGCTTCCAGAAGATTATATAGTTAAGTCCAGTAAAGAAGTTGAGCTTAATAAGTTCGCTGGTATGGATTGCTATGTAGGTGTGGATTTGGCTGCTACTTCGGATTTGACTGCTGTAGCTTACTTAGTAGTACTGGATGGTACTTACTACTTCAAAACACATTACTATCTTCCAGAATCAGCATTAAAGGATAAGGCAGATAAGGAACTTTACAAATACTGGAAGCAGCAGGGTTATCTTACTGTTACCAGTGGTAATGTTACTGATTATGACTATATAACCGCTGATATGCTTAGATATGCTGATGTGGTTAATATCCAGTCTGTAGGATATGACAAGTATAATGCTACACAATGGGCTATAGATTCTACAGAGCAGGGACTACCATTAGAAGAATATCCGCAAACACTAGGTAACTTTAATATGCCTACTAGAGAACTGGAAAGGCTAATACTATCTGGTAAGGCAGTTATTGATAACAATGAAATAAATAGGTACTGCTTTAGAAATGTTACTTTGAAGTCTGATTATAATGGCAATGTTAAACCGAATAAGGCAGTAGACAAGAAGAAGATAGATGGAACTATAGCAATGATACAGGCTTTAGGTATGTTTTTGCGAAACCCTAGATTTAGCAATGAAATAATCACAATATAATGGGACTCTTTACTAATTGGTTTAAAAAGAAAGAACCAGCGCAGGAAACCAGAGGGTTATTCTGTGATTCATTGATGTATAATATGAATGGTGGCTACACTACTAATAAGGCTATGCTTCTTAGTACTGTTTACAGATGCGTGGATGTTATTAGTGACGCAGTGGCACAATTACCATTAGAGCCATACTACATTAATGATTCTGGTTATAAGGAGAAATTTATTAAGCATCCTACCTATTATTTACTGAACAAAGAACCTAATCAGAAGATGAGTAGGTTTACTTTTATAAAGACTTTGATAGTAAGTACACTGCTTAAAGGCAATGGATATGCTTATATAGAAAGAGATACTAAAGGAGATGCAGTAGCACTTCATTATTTACAGCCAGATTATGTTACTATTACTGAACAGAAGGACGGAATTAGATATAGTGTTGTAGGTATTAAAGGACTTGTAGAGCCTTGTAATATGATTCATATACTGAACTTTAGTTATAATGGTATTACAGGTATAAGCACTTTAGAACACGCTAGGCAGACTTTAGGACTGGCTACAGATTCAGAATCACACGCACAAGGATTCTTTAAAGGCGGTGCTAATCTGGCTGGAATCTTAAAGGTACAATCTACTTTAACTGGTAAGCAGAAGGTAGATTTAAAAACTAGCTGGCAGACAGCATTCAGCCCTACTACTGGTACACCTAATGGAGTGGCTGTATTAGAAGGAAATATGGACTTCCAGCCTATTACGGTGAATCCTTCTGATGCGCAGCTATTAGAAACCAGACAGTTTAACGTAATTGATATATGCAGGTTCTTCGGGGTATCACCTGTAAAGGCATTTGACTTATCTAAGAGCAGCTATAGTACTGTTGAGGCTACCCAGTTAGCTTTCCTTACTGATACATTGTCACCATTACTAGAGAAGATCGAATTGGAGTTTGAGCGTAAGCTATATAAGCCTTCTGAAAGAAGTAGAATAGATGTAAGATTTGATACATCTGTATTACTAAGAGCGGATAAACAATCTTTAGCAAACTACTACAATACACTATTTAATATCGGTGTGGTTAGTGCCAATGAGATCAGAAAGCAATTGGATTTACCTGCTGTAGATGGAGGTGATTCCCACTTTGTACAAGTAAACCTTATGGAACTAAAGAACGCTGCTAACAATATACCCACCAATAACGCAATAGACAATGATACAGACAATTTACAAGGGGACTGACTTAGTATTTAATATTAAGTTGGAAGATAAGGACGGTATTCCCTTTAGGGTAAGAAACACTTCTGAATTTATACTTAGACTTTACACCACAAACCCAGCAGAGTTTATAGAATGTAGTTTTAAGGATGGTGATTTGACTGGTATAATTGAGGAGGATAGAATAGATAAGGCGGTTATTAATTCATCTGACCTAGATAAGCTACAATCTGGACTAATCTATTACAGCTACAGCTTTAAAAGTCCTAATGCTATGTTCAATGATGCTTATTATGACGAGGTAGTTAAAGGGCAGACTAATTATTATTTGAAGTAATGGAACTACAGAGAGCAACTAAAGAAGGAGTATTAGAACTGGATAGAATCAGTGCCAAGATTGGTAGTACAGTTAATGCTGTATGGGGAACTGTAGAAGGTGATATTACTAAGCAGACAGACTTACAACTAGAATTGCAAGGTATCAAGGATTCAATACCAGTTACAGTACCCGCTGACGGTGGTAATGCAGATACTGTAAACGGACATACAGTGGAATGTGATGTACCTGCTGATGCCAAGTTTACTGATACTATATATGATGATTCCGCTTTAAAAGCCACTGTAGCCAACAAGGTGGATAAAGTATCTGGCAAAGGTTTGTCTACTAATGATTACACCAATCCAGAGAAGCAGAAATTGGCTGGACTTAGTAACTATGATGATTCAACACTAAGGCAATATATCACGTCTTTAGAGGAACAGAACAAGCTATTAAAGGAACAAGTGGAAGCACTACAGGCTAGGGTTAATAATAAAGGTTGGATTCTATTAGAATAATAATAACACGATGAGAGAACTAAGAAACTGTAATGAAATCGTAAAGATGGATTCCAGAACAGTAGAAGGCTATGCTTTAGTATTCGGTAAGCAGTCTAGGGATTTAGGAGGCTTTACTGAAGTAATAGAACCTACAGCCTTAGAAGGTATTTTAGAAAAGTCTGATATACTATGTTTACTTAATCACAATGAGGATAGAGGTATATTAGCTAGGTCTAAATATGGTACTGGAAGCCTAGAATTAACTATAGATGATACTGGACTTAAATACAGGTTTGAAGCACCTAACACTGTTTTAGGTGATGAACTGTTAGAAGGTCTTAGAAGGGGTGACATTAGTACTTCTTCATTTGCCTTTACTATCGGTAAAGATACTTGGACTAAGAAGGAAGATGGTAGTTATTTAAGAACTATCAATAGCTTCAAAAAATTATTCGATGTATCACCTGTATATAAGGAAGCATATCCAGATACATCTGTAGCATTAAGAAAGATGCAGGATTTAGAGAGCGAGGATTTAAAAGATTACTTCGCTAGACTTAGGAGTAAATTAAACTAATGAACACCTTAGAACTACTGGACAAGAAGGAACTGCTTAAAAAGAGAGCAGAGGAAATTATATCTGGTGCTGAGAAGGAAGTAAGAAAGCTAAATGCAGGAGAGCAGGTAGAATTTGATACACTTACTAAGGAAGTAGCAGATATAGATATTCAGATTAGAAAGATAGAGGAAGATAACCTTAAACAAACAACACATACAACTAATACTATGAAGGAAAAGTTTTCACTTTTAAAGGCTATCAATGATGTAGCCAATAACAGACAATTAGATGAGAGGGCACAGGAAGTGGTAACTGCTGGTATCTCTGAAATGAGAAAGGCTGGTCAGTCTTATAGCGGACAGATTGTACTTCCTATTGAAGAAAGAGCAAACATACAAGCTACTGTAGCTACAGCAGGGCAAGAGAATGTAGCAGAAGATAAATTGGGTATTTTAGAGCCATTGAGAGCTAGTCTAGTATTGGCACAAGCAGGTGCTTCTTATATGACTGGTTTAGTAGGCAATGTATCTATTCCTGTTTATTCTGGTTCAAATGTAGGCTGGGCTGGTGAAGTGACTGCTGCTTCTGATGGTGCGGGTACTTTCAGTGAAGTAAACCTAGAGCCTAAAAGACTGACTGCATATATCGACGTATCTAAGCAGTTCTTAATTCAAGATTCTAACAGTGCAGAAGAAATGTTGAAACGTGATATTGTATCAGCTATTTCTAATAAGTTGGAAGCTACTATTTTGGGTACTGCTGCTGGTTCTGCTACACAACCTGCTGGTTTGCTTAATGGTGTAACTGCTGATACTGCCGCTGTTACTTATACAGACTTTGTAAATATGGAAGCTACATTAGGTGAGAAGAATGTAAGAGGTGATATTAAGTTTATTGTTTCACCTTCTGCAAAGGCTGTATTAAAGTCCACCGCAAAGAATCAAAATTCTTTCATTATGGAAGGTAATGAGGTAAACGGCTATCCTGTTCTTTGTACTTCTGCTGTAGCAGGTAAAGGTATTGTTTACGGTAATTTCGCTGATTTGGTTATCGGTCAATGGGGTGGAATTGATTTAACAGTAGACCCATATACACAGGCTGCTAACGGTAAAGTAAGACTTGTTATCAATGCTTACTTTGATGCTAAACCACGTAGAACAGAAGCATTTGTCAAGAAGGTTCTTAAAGCCTAATATAGTCTATTTAGTAAGTAGTAAGCTATGTATATAACTTTAGAACAAGCTAAGAAACACCTGCTGGTAGATGAGGATTTTAGGGCAGATGATATGTACATTCTGGACTTAATAGCTGTAGCAGAGGATTCAGTATCTAAACATTTAGACATAGCTTTAGATGAATTAGAAACAGGTGGTAATTTACCACCTGCTATAATTCACGCTATGTTACTAATGATAGGTAACTTATATGCTAATAGAGAGCCTGTAGCATTTGGTACAGTAGTTAAACTGCCTTATAGTTATGAATACCTTATAGGACTTTATAAACACTATGAAATAAAATGAGAGCAGGATTACTAAATTATCCGATTACCATACAAGAGCCTGTAACAGTTAAAGATGTATATGGGGCTAATGGTATAAACTGGAAGGATGTTATAAGTACCAGAGCACAGGTTACATATAATACTGGAAACAGACAGAACCAGAATAATGAAATAATCCACTGCTATACTGTTACCTTTACCATAAGGTTATATCACAAGGTTAATGAGCAAATGCGAATTATTTGGAATGGCAATAAGTACAGGATTCTTAGTATTAACCGAGAATTATACAAGCAATCAATAACCATAGTAACTGAATTGATAAATGAATAATATAGAGGTAGATGCCAGACAGGTTACTTCTATGTTTGCGGATTTGACAGGCAGACAGCAAAGGCAGGTCTATAGGAGTGTTTTAAGAAAGGGTGCTGGTATTCTAGCAACGGAAACTAAAAGACAACTAAGACAGACTTTAGGTAGGGCAGCTTCTAGTAGAAACTGGTGGAATGGTAGAACCTTAGTAAGTGGGGTTAAATCTAATGCTGACCGAAACGGGACAGAAGCTAAAGTACATATTATGGGTGACTTTAGATTGAAGTTCTTTGAAATGGGTACTAGAGTTAGAAGAACCACTGGTAATAATAGTGCTTCTGTTAGAGGAAGGAATCCTATTAGAAGGCAGAGAGTAGCAGCTAATAGAGGTAATATCAATGCAGCACATTTCTTTAGAACAGCTAAAACCAATAAGGAAAGAGAAATCTTTGATAATATGGATAACCTTATAAGCCAATCAATTCAGAGAATAGCAAATAGAAACAGACTATGAGTTTACAAGTAGGCAAAGCAATATATAACCTGCTTAGTAATGATGCTAATGTTACTGGCAGGGTACAAAATAAAATATATCCCTTAATTGCTGATACAGGTACTACATTTCCATTCATTGTTTATAGAAGAACAGGTATAGAACCATCTGATAGTAAAGATAGGTTTATCTATAAAGAAGATACTTATGTAGAAGTAGCTATAGCTTCTGATAAGTATAATGAAAGTATAGAAATAGCTGATTCGGTAAAGGATGCCTTACAAGGTAAAAGGGGTAACTATTCTGGTATTAACATACAGGATATTAGAATGACAAACGCAGATGAGGATTATATAGAAGATACATTCATTCAGAACCTTACATTCAACATAAAGACAAATGGCAGGACAAGTAATTAATGGCGGTGATTTGATGCTGTTTATAGATGGCAAATCTATAGCATTCGCAACCAGCCACAAACTAAGTATAAATGTAGAAACAGTGGAAACCACTTCTAAGGATAGCGGTGGTAAATGGGTAGCTAAGGCTGCTAGAAAGATTAGCTGGAACTGTAGTACTGAGAACCTTTATTCTAATGATGGTGAAGGTATGACTTTTGACCAGTTATTCGATAAGCTGACAGCCAGAACACCTATCAAGGCTGTATTCTGCTTAGAGAAAGATTATTCAACAAAGAAGGATGAAGTACCAGAAGGGGGATGGTTGCCAGCTACTACTGGAATTTATTCGGGTAATGTTATTATTACAGCACTAGAGGCTAATGCGCCTAATGGAGATAACGCAACATTTACAGCATCTTTTGAAGGTGTGGGAGCACTTACTAAGACTGCCACAGCTTAATTAAAAGCCTTTATATCTCTAGGTTATGGAGGTGTAAAGGCTTTCTTATTTTAAATACTTATTGATATGACTATTAAAGGACAAGACTACAAACTGAAATATACTCTTAGAGCCTTATTCATCTATGAACAAATAACAGGCAAGGCTTTTGAGTTAAAGACTATTACAGATGAATATCTATTCTTCTACTGTATCTTAATGGCTAATAATCCAGACAGTTCACTAACCTTTGACGAACTGATAGATGCCATTGATGAGGATATGAGTATTATGCTGGAGTTTCAGAACCTCTTAAAGAAGGAACTGGAGAAGCAACAGCTATTCATTACTAATAATACAGATGCTAAAAAAAAGCCCTAACCACTAAGGAGATATATTCTACCTTAGTAATAGAAGGTGGACTAGACCCAGAATATGTATTAGACAAGATGCAGATGTATGAGCTAGAACCACTGATTAGCAATCTTCACAAGAAGGACAGGAATAGCTGGGAACAGGCTAGAATGGTGGCTTATGTCATAGCGCAATGTAACAGCACCAAGAAGTTAAAGCCTACAGATATAATGCAGTTTAGTTGGGACGATGATACTACAGGGGAAACATCTATTAGCAATGAGGATATTAAGAGATTACGAGAGAAGGCTAAACAATATATAACACATAATTAAATATGGCTGATTTAGTAACCAGACTACTTCTTAATAGTAGTCAATTCGATAATAACATAAGGCAGTCCACACAACAAGTACAGCAGTTCCAACAGGCAGGCAGGAATATCACAGCTACCATAGGTAAGTTTGCTGGTGCTTTAGGGATAGCTATGACTGCTGGAGAGGCGTTTAACAAGTGGGTACACAGTTCACAGGCTTTAGGGGATGAATGGGATAATACCGTTAATGCCTGCAAGGGTACTATAGATGTATTCTTCCAGTCCCTTAGTAATGGTGATTGGAGTGCCTTCCAAGATGGTTTATTTTCCACTATCAAAGGTTTAAAGGAACTTAGTGCTTTAAGAGATAGTCTAGCCGATGCTAAATTAACTATGGACTTCAATACTAAGAGGTTTGAGGCACAGTTTACAGAACTGGAAGCAATTATTAGGGACAAGACCAAGAGCCTAGAGGAACGAAAGAAGGCTTTCGAGCAGTTACAGACATTAAAGGCTAATTATAAAATAGATATTGTAGATGTGTCCGCTGGTAATGACCAAACACTCATAAAGTTTTTAGAGGCACAATATAAGGGGTATGGTTGGACTACCAAAGATGTAGAGAAATATCTATCCATATATAACAATGACTTTTCAAGCAGACCAGAGAAAGAAGCATTAGATGAATATAAGAAAAGATTGTCTGAGCTAGAGAGTCAACAATATAGTTATACCGCTTATTCTTCTATGTATGGTGGTGGTACCATTAGGACGGAGAACAAAGAGATTACTAAGCAGATAGCATTATTTAAAGCAAGGAACGCCGAACTAGAGAAGATGAGAATCCTTAATAATGATGATGATAAGGATAGGGCACAAATGCTTAAAGACTATGAATATAGTTACGACCTAAGAAAGAAGGCTGCAGATTTTGATAAGAGGGTATTAGAACTACAGGCTTCTTTACAAGAAGGCTCTGCTAATAAGGCTAATAATACCGCAGTAGTTCCTGTTATTCCTTCTGGTTCTATCATTGAAATGGAGAATAAGATAAAGGTATTAAAGGGTAAACTGTCTAATGCTACATCTGATGGTATGAGGGCTGGTTTTATGGCAGCTATTAAAGAGGCAGAAACCGAACTTAGAATGATGCAATTAAGGGCAGCTGGAACACCTTTATTAGTCGGTGGGGATATTAGTAAACCTACAGGAAGATCTGTGAAATCTGATCTGGATGCGGGGAATATCGTAGTTAAAGGAATTGATACAAATGCAATCCAAAATAACTTAGACTATGTGGATAGTATCAGTGCTATAGGCTCTGTTATGAGTTCTGTTACCAATTTGACTAGTGAGGGGGCGGCAGCTTGGTTAAGTTATAGTACTAATATCATATCTTCTGTCGCTGCTGCACTTCCAGCATTAACTACACTTACAACAGCATTAACCGCTAAAGCTGCGGCTGAGGCGGCAGGTAGTGCCGCTGTGACACCTGTAGTAGGTTGGATAAATGCTATTGCTGCTATATCTGCTATTATGTCCGCAATGGCTTCTATTCCTAAGTTTGCTGATGGTGGTATTATTGGAGGCAATTCCTTCATTGGTGATAATATGATAGCCAGAGTAAACAGCGGTGAAATGATTCTCAATAACAGGCAGCAGAAGAACCTGTTTAACCTTTTAGATGGTAAAGGTGGGACTTCCTTTAATGCTGGTGGAGAGGTTAAATTAAGAATCGAAGGCAGGGATTTGGTAGGCGTTCTTAATTCTCAAACAAGTAAGACAAGTAAATACAAGTAATATGTACAACCTTATATATACAGTGCCATTTACTAATGTGGATGGAGAAGCCTTAACTATACAAATACTAGAAGATGGTGGAACTGGTACACCTGTAGAACTTACAGGTGGCACACCACCATTCATAGTAGATGTAAATGACGAAGATTTTTTATACAATCCTACTAGATTCAGTGGAGCTACTTTAAAATTAGTTGGAAGTGATTACTTACAGAAGCTATTTAGTACGCAATACCAGAGATTTAAAGTTAATTTGGTAAAGGCTGGATCTGTTATCTGGACTGGCTTCATAACACCAGAACTATATTCACAGGACTATGATAACAATTTATTCGAATTGAATATAGAGTGTATATCGGCTTTATCTACTTTAGAATACATAGACTTTAAAGATGAAGGAGCTACTATTACATTGATGGATATTATTAAAAAATGTATCACTGAAAGTAAAGGCGATTTTAGAGCAGTTTATATGCCTAATACATATACTTCTTCTTTAAATGGTATAACTGTAAGTACAGCTAATTTCATTGATGAGGATGGCAAAGCAATGCCATTAAAGGAATGTCTGGAAGAAGTATGCAAGTTCCTTAACTGGACTATTACAGAATATGATGGAATAGTGTACTTTATTGATATGGACTATATAAAGGCTGGTAAAACTAGTTATACCAATATATTTACTAGCACAACTACTACCCTATCTTCTACTATTAATTTAAGGGATATACCATCTAAAGGAAACAACAACCAATTATCCATATTAGGTGGATATAATAGGGCTGTGGTGATAGACAGTGATTATGAGGCTGATAAAGACAGTCTCTATCCAGAATCTAATTTCAAATGGCAAGTTCCTATGTACAGTAAATCCAAGGAGTTCAATGGCAAAACATATATAAAGAACTTTGCGGAATCAGAAGCATTCGAGCCTGTTTACTATGCTGGTAACAGCACATCTTTCACTAAGGTAGACGATGGGTTTAGCTTGGATAAGCAGAAACAAAGGGCAGGGACTTTCTTAACACAGGTAGCCAGCTATGATACAGGTAACAAACCTGTTAAACTGAACTATGAGGACTTGTTTGAGATAAAACAATATGATGATTATGGGACTGTTAAATATTTATGGCAGACAGGTGATCTGGAGTTCCCTGTTATAAGGACTAAAACGGCATCACCTACCATAGTATTTGATACAGATACCAAGTTGTGTATAGATTTCAAGTTGATGATACAAGTTACAGATGATTGGGGATTACCTATAGAGGGTGACAGTATGAAAGGTGGTAGTGGTTGGAACAATGATTTTATCTATATACCTGCCAAGCTCAGAATAGGTGATTATTACTATAATGGGACAAGCTGGACTGCCAACAGTGATAACTATTTTAAGCTATATACAGATTGTGACAAGAATAAGATAACCGCTAAATGGCTGAATGCCAGAAATACCAATGACTTCACAACAGGCTATGATGAGCTTACTGGTACATTGATAAATATAGATAAGGTAATGGTTGGGGATCTAGAGCTTACATTATATAGTCCCAAGTTCCCTAATGTTGAAATGGCTATATTGTTCCCGCCTAGCTATATGTTCGTCAAGGATATATCTTTACAGAGCCAACGTAAGGAGGGTAACACATCTGGAGAGAAGAAAGATACCAAGTATGAGAATGTGGTGAATGAATCCTATATCAATGCCCTAGACGATATTACATTCAAGATAACATCCAAGAATAATAGTGAGTTATCATTCAGTAAGGCTATAGTAGGAACAGCCATACTGGATACTCTCACTAATACTATTGATAATACGTCTAATAAGCCAGAAGAATATCTAATAAAAAGGATAATCAACCAATACAAGCAACCGAAGGTCAAACTTCTACAGGTGATTAAGCCAGAAGTACAGCCTTATTCAATTATTACGGATAGTTATCTGTCTGGTAAGAGGTTTGTATTTGCTGGAGGAAGAATCAATTATGAAGATAATAGCATAGAATGTAACCTTATAGAACTTAATTAACTATGGATATAACAAGTAGCAGAATAGCAGCCACGCCTAGAAGTAAATACCATAAATACGGATATGGAGGTAGTAATATTTCTGTTAGTGGTGGTTCTAATGTAGACCTAAGTAATTATGTAAAGCTGGCTGGAGAGGAAAGCCAGACTATAGAAGGTAATGTAGGAGCTACAGGGGATATAGTCGCTTACAGTACCAATGAAATTAAAGAGAAATATCCTATAGCGTCCCCAACGGCTTTAGGAACTATAAAAGTTGGTGAGAATCTGATTATAACAGATGATGGCACGTTAAATGCCGAGGCTGGTGGGGCTAGTGGCTGGAATGATATAAAGGATAAGCCTAGCACCTTCACCCCTTCCAAGCATACACATACCAAAGCTGAAATATCGGACTTCTCACATACACATACCAAGTCACAGATCACGGACTTTAGCCATACCCACAAGATGCAGGACATATCAGATTTCAACGGTGTTACATTAGATACAGACCAGACTATAACAGGACAAAAGACCTTTAGTAAGACTATTCTAGGGCAGGCTGATATAATAGCCTATTCCACGGGCATAAGTAAGGAGCTGTTCCCTATAGCCAGTAAGACCGCTATTGGATGTGTAAAGATAGGAGATAATATTAATGTATCTGGGGACGGCACGATTAGCGTTAATATTGATGGTGGTGAGGCTGGTTCTGTGGATTGGGATAATATCAATAACAAACCTTCCTCATTCACACCTTCAACGCATACACACGATGATAGGTATTACACAGAGACAGAGATTAACACCAAGCTAAATTCCAAATCCAATACAGATCACACGCATAGTAATTACGCTTCCACCATTACAACCACTGGGACAGGTAACGCAGTGACCTCTATAAGTCAAAGCGGCAATACAATCACTGTGACCAAGGGTGCTACATATAATAACTATACACATCCAACTAATCACCCTGCCAGTATAATCACGCAGGACGTTACACATAGATTCATTACTGATACGGAAAGAACTAACTGGAATGATGCCAATAGCAAGAAGCACTCACATAGTAATAAAGGCTACCTAGATATTATTAACCAGAACCTAGCCACTACCAATGATGTTAATTTCAAATCGGTTAAGGCTACAGGGGATATAATAGCCTATAGTACTGGTACTACGAGTGAGAAATATCCTATAGCCAGCAAGACAGCACTAGGATGTGTAAAGGTTGGTAGTGGTCTATCCGTATCCTCTGATGGTACTATAAGTACCACAAGTACTACAGGCGGTGGAAAGTGGGGAGAGATCACAGGTACGCTAAGTAACCAGTCTGATCTACAGACAGCCTTAAATGGCAAGGCTAACAGTTCACATACACATAACTATGCTAGCACAGTTAAGGTTGGGTCAACATCATATAACATAAGTGGGAATACTATCAGTTTACCAGCATATCCTACAGTACCTTCTGCCTTAAAGAATCCTAATGCACTTACTATTAGCTTGAATGGTACTTCACAGGGAGCTTATGATGGATCAGCTGCTAAATCATTTAATATCACAGCCGCAAGTATTGGGGCTGCTGCAAGTTCTCATTCACATAGTTATATACCTTTGAGCGGTGGAACTATGACTGGTGGACAAATAGCTAGGGCAGGATCTTCACAAAGCTGGGTGAACGGTCGTAAGGGCGCAATGATCGTACTTAATAGTACTGGAGCAAGTCAATATATGCCTATATGGTCTTGCAAGTCACAGGCTGGTAGTTGGGATTGTGGTACATATACCGAGAACAGGTTACATTTCAGCTATATAACTGACACCAATTATAACGCTGGAACTAACACCCAAACTGCAAACATTTATTTCAATACCAATGGAACTATTACCGCTGGTTTAAATGGCAATGCCACTACCGCCACAACATTACAAACCATTAGAACTATCAACGGTACTAATTTTAATGGCTCTGCCAATATCACTACAGCCAATTGGGGTACAGCCAGAAATATAGGTATAGTATCGTCCGATGGTACTGGTGTGGGATCTGTGGTTAGTGTTAATGGCAGTGGTAATGTGAATTTGAAGTTACCTGCTACAATCAAGGCTTCAATAACAGGGAATGTAAGTGGTAACGCTGCAACAGCAACAAAGTTACAAACCGCTAGAACCATTTGGGGGCAATCATTTAATGGTAGTGCTAATATCAGTGGTAATATGACAGGGGTAGGCAGCATTACCGCCAGTGGATTGATAAAGACTACTAACAGCGTACAGGCAGATGGGGATGTTATAGCATATAAGACTAGTACAGGTGGGGCTAGTCCCTTCAAGTATTGGCTACCATCCGTTGATACCAATGGTAATTTAAGCTGGTCTAACAGCACTTCCACTACAACACCAACAACAAGGAATATCAGAGGTCCACAAGGTCCTACAGGTCCCAAAGGAGCTACTGGTGCGACAGGTCCACAAGGTCCAAAAGGTGATAAAGGAGCTACTGGTGCTCAAGGTCCAGCGTGGAACGGTGGTACTATTACCCAATCAGCGATGGTGAAGGCTACGTGGGGCTTCTGGGGTATTGACGCTGGTTCTGGTCTTAACTTCTACCTATCGCAACGGGGGGATAAGAATGTTTACTTCTGTTGGGGTGGAACCGATAAGAATAAGGCGAGCTTATCGCCTACTGGTAATATGTACGTAGCTGGTAATTATTCTAATGGTTCAGATATAAGGTTAAAGGAAAGAAGCATAAATGTCTCTAACGTATTGGATAAGATCAGCGACTTATCCACCTTTTATCATAAGAGACTGGATATTGGAGACGATGTGACACGTATAGGGGTTAGCGCACAGGATGTACAGAAGGTCTTTCCAGAAGTTGTAGGAACAGCCAATATGCCCGAATATGGGGATATATTAACCGTGGATTATGCCACATTAGCCACTACCGTAGCCATTAATGGCTGTAAGGAGCTACATCAACTCATCAAAGAGCAACAAGCGAAGATAGAGGCTTTAGAGACCAGATTAAGTGACTTAGAAACTAAAACGAATTAACTATGATATTACCGAAGACCAACCTTAGCATAATGGATGTGAGGAACTGCACAGGAAATCCAAGTCTGGACTTAGGTACTTTATGCAGTAAGGGACAATATATTAATAAGTGGAGTAAATATAAGCCTGTTAGGTATAACTTTACTACCAGCCGACCTTCAAACTGGTGGAAAGCTTCAGATGGAAATTGTGGACTGGACGTAAGAGGATATACAACAATTACTCAATTGGTCACAGATCTAAGAAATGATGTCACCTTCTGGGGGTATCTACCACCCACAGGAGGATCAGCGCAGCCTTACAGATTAGGCGACTTCGCTGGGTATAACTCACAGGCTCAACAACCTGTTTACTGCAATGAGCTACCTAACATTGTATATAAGGATGCCTCAGCTACTATTGGAATGGCGTTGGATATGAATGGTGTTGATACATCCTCAAACCTTCAATTAACAGATATACAAGGGAAATACCCCCTATCCAGCTACTATCCTGCTGTAGTTGTAGTAAGGGCAGATCAGAATGTAGGCAATTTGATAACAGCCAGTCAAACATTTGCACAAGGACAAGGAGTGGGCGTTGAAGTTCCAACAAGCCAATTAAGTGCTGGATATGATTATGACTTTATATGTTGTTTCAGCTCGATAAAACAGACCTCTTACGGCACTAACTCAACTGCCGCAAACTTTGTACCCGCACCGACTGACAACGTGTTGCCAAGGGTAAGTATAAAGACTGGTGGACTATCCGTATTTGTTACTGGAACTTGGGCTAGTAACAAGTCTACTTATAGGATTGACGCTACAAATAGGGTTAGTACGGCTGGAGCTACTAAGACAAATGTAACATTGCAGATCGTTTACCTAGACTTCAAGGAATCTGGAGATTCACAGGAATATGGAGAGACAACGATTAAATTGGCTGATATTGTAGTCCCCTATAATCAGACCAAGACCGTAACTAATGTAGTGGCTAACTCATTGCCAGAGTATAAAACGAGAGGCGGTAAACTTATCCTTACTTATACATATAATAATATAGTAAATACTATAGTAGGACAATTTGAGGATGAAGCCTAATGAGTAAGACTACAGTTCAATTAATCACAGCCTGTGTATTGGTGGCTCTGGGGATAGGGCTACTGGTTGTTGGCTTCTGTGTACCACCTATGGGAATAATACACGGTAGTGTATTAACAGCATTTGGTGAGGTCTGCACATTCGCTGGGGCACTATTTGGGGTAGATTATCATTACAAGTTTAAGATGAACCATAAGGAGTGAGAGATTAAGCCTGTAGTCTAGTGATAGATTACAGGCTATTTTATTAGTTTTGCGGTATGATGTATATAGATTACTATTATAAAGAAATTCAACCTTATGCCATAATTAAAGGTGGTAGATGTTATTCAATGAATCCAGATAACTTTGCTGCCGTTTGGCAGAAAGGGGACTATGTGCCAAAAGTGGACTTTGACACCTTTAATGAGCAGGTGGAATTTAATGGGGACAAGGAAGAACTGTATATGTTGTGCTGCTATATAATATATGTAATAGAACAGCATTACTTTGTAAAGCTAAGACCTACATTAGAAGAATTAAATGCAGATGGTTTGGAAGGCATTACATTAAAGTATAAGAAGGGTTCAGACATCACTTTAAACGGCGGTAGCATTATTAAAGATGTTGCTAATGCTATTGGTGCTAGTAGGAATGGAGAATACAAGGCAGATAGTATATGTAAGTTAGATGAAGTGGCTAATAATACTTACTTACAAAGTATGTTCACTGTTGAACTGGCTGAATTTCTACATTGCTACTTCCCTGTAAAGAGAAAGAAGGATAGTCTGGTTAGTACAGATGAACAAGATATGATTATAAAGATTCTGCACCTGTTTAAACTAACACCTTATTTAGTTGTACGAAGTAGATACAGGCAGTTATTAATGCTAGCTGATAGATTCAAGGAGAATCTTAGCTGGATAAACTTGCAAGATCAGTTATTACCTGTAACATTTATAAAGTGGAAGCAGTGGAACACGAACAACTGGCTAGAGGTTGAATATGATAAACTTAAAGAAGGAGAAACTGTTAGCTTTCCACCTTTAGGAAGTAACAATTAATTCTAGCGTTATGTAAATTAGTTCTGATACTTTTGCCGCCAGTTAAATAACTGGTGTGCTAGATACCCATATAAGTCCACAGGGCAGTGGCATCATTTTATGAGTAACATAGTTACTATTAAAGGTCAAGAAATAGACCTTACAGATCGCAAGGTTCAATGTGAAACCTTCGGTAAACAGTTTAAGGCAGATGCTACTGCCTATGAGTACATTAAGATGTGTGATGAACGTATCAAAAGCTACGAGGGTTACATAGCTAATCTAAAGGGACTTAGGGAGGTAAAACTGCGAGAGAAGGCAGAGGAACACAAGGATGAATTAAGAGTCTTGTTAGCTTCTATGGGTGACGAAGAGCGAACTAAATTTATTAACAGTTTAAACAGATGAGTATGGACACACAGACTAAAGAATTAGTCCAGCTTTGGAATTTACTGGATTTAGGTTTAGATTTGAATGGCAGATATGCTGATACAGGCATTATTAATGAAGGTGATGAAGGTGTAGTTATTGATGTTACTGCAATAGCTGAAACTGCTGAACAGTGGAATGAACCAATAGAACCAAGGCAGGCAGATTGGTTTGAAGCTGCTGGTATTGTAGGTGTAGCCAGTCTAGTGAATGCCTATATGGAAGATCCGACCAGTTATCAAAGGGGGGCTGTTAATTCATTAGTAAAGCTGATTGGAGATAAGCTATTACAGACTTTTGAAGGGAAACGTGTTAAAATAGAATTTTAAACTAATAGCCAGTTGCCAATAATGGTAGCTGGCTTTAAAAACCAAATAAGAATGAGAGTGTTAGAAGGAAAAGAATTAGAAGATTATTTAAAGCAGATGCAAGAATGGGAAGCTAAGAAAGCTAAAGCTATAGAAGATGCTTTCCAAAGAGAGATAGTAACAGGTGATGATATTGTAAATATATTAAGGACTTATACAAGTGATAGAGATAGATGGGAACTATTTGCTAACCTTGCTGAGAATGATAAACTATCTGATGAAGCCTTTAATAAAGGTCTGGTTATAGCTTGGACAGTAGGAAGAGGTACAGGAGATTTTAGAGCTATACAATACTTTATGAGGTGTAAGAAGGAATTAGTAATGAATGAAGAAGAACTAGCCTATTATAATAGATTGCCCGATAAGGTTACTTTGTATAGAGGTTGTAGTATGGATGAGTATGAAGATGAAGATGGAGATAGTTGTTTCGGTATTTCTTGGACTACCAGTAGAGAGATAGCAGAGTTCTTTGCATTTAGAAATGAGCAGGAAGATACTGCTGTATATTCTATAGAGGTTGATAAGGAAGATATTAAAGCTGTGTTCTTATCTAGGAATGAATTTGAAACTATATGTTTTGGTGGTGATGAAGTTACTTTGGTTACAGATGAGCCTACAGAACTATATACTAATTATATGGAACGAAGGCAGCAGGAACTATATCAGCTAAAATGATAAATATTTCTATATCATTGCTTGTATAATGATATATTATTATATATCTTTGTGATATCAAATAAAAGCAGTGTTCTATGAAACCATTAAAAGTTAATGAGGTCTTAGACCTCTTAAAAAAGGATGGTTGGTATAAGGTAGGGCAAGAAGGCAGCCACAGACAGTATAAGCATCCTACTAAAAAGGGCAGGGTTACTGTTAACGGTAAACTTAGTGATACTTTAGACCAGTTCAGACTGAACAGCATTTTTAAACAAGCAGGGTGGAAGTAATTCCATCCTGTTTTAAAAACATTATAAGTTATGGAGAAGATTATAGTACAAATTGGATGGTGCGATAATTATTGTGCCGCAAGTGATGAAATATTGGGATGTGTAGCTTGTTCTGATACCATAGAAGGCATTAAAAAGGAATATAGATCAGCGTTAGACTTTCATATAAAAGGAATGCTGGAAGATGGTGATGAATTGCCAGAGAAGTTAAAGAATGAATATGAATTAGTATTTGAACTAGATACTTCCGCAATGCTTCATAGTCTGGATGGAATAGTTACCAGAAAAGCTATTGCTAAAGTTACAGGTATCAATGAAGCACTACTAACACATTACGCTAACGGCTTTAGGAAGCCTAGACCAGTACAAAGACAGAGGATAATAGACGGCATTCATCAAATAGGTAGAGAATTGACGTTAATAGGATAGCTTTTATTTGATAAAAGGGAACTATGATCTTTAATGATGTAGTTCCCTTTTTTATACTTTAGCGGCTCTAATGCTAGAAAGGGATATGGGGTGATATTTTAAGGCGATGGCTCGTTAAACCCCACGCCTCCCTTCTTTACACGGCTGGAATATTTTAAAGTCCCAAATCCTTACGTCCAATTACCTATCTATGGTCACACTCTACTTTATTTTGTTGGAATTAAAATGGAGTTTAGAATAAAAATTCTCTATCTTTGCGATGTTCTATTAGATCATTAAAGAACGAGATCAAGAACTAACTACATAAGTAGCTTATAATCAGACAGTCTTAATTTCTCTAAATAAATATGTATCAGCCGGGGAACGGCATACTTCTCAATATCCCGACAAGGCAGAGAGAGGTAATTCCCCAAGGATTCCGGAACCAGCTCTATCTCTATTTGATAGAAAGAAGCGTATAAAATTTGATGGGAGAGCGTATGCTTTACATTCGATAACCCTTGGGTGATACTCAATTTTCCAGCATCTCCCAATAGGTTACGGAAGGCTTGCGTCTCACACAAACCGGAAAAATCCATCGCATGATCCGTCTCGATCAAAGGAAATTCATACAAGCCGGTCCAGATATCCTTCCCCGCCCGTCTGTTCATCCAAGTTTGTCCTTTATATATAATGTATAGATAGTGGAAATAACGATCCCTTGTCTTCGTCTTATTTTGTTTCACCGGATAAGCTTGCACATTGCCGGAAGCGAACGCCATGCATTTATCTTTTAGCGGGCACACCCCGCAGTCCGGGTTTTGAGGAACACATTGCAAAGCACCCAATTCCATGATCGCCTGATTATGCGTCCCTGCGTTCTTAGGGTCCAAGATCATTCCGGCCAGTTCCGCGAATTGCTTTTTACCCTTCGTGGTGTCGATCGGCGTATCTACGGCAAACAAACGGGAAAGGACCCGGTACACATTTCCATCCACGACCGGACACGGTTGGTTCCAAGCAAAGGAGACGATCGCCGCCGCCGTATACTCCCCGATACCTTTCAAGGATAATACCTCTTTATAATTCTCCGGGAAAACCCCGTTAAACCGCTCCATGATAGATTTAGCCGCCGCATGTAAGTTACGAGCCCGGCTATAATACCCCAAGCCCTGCCAATATTTCAGCACCTCATCCTCTTCCGCCGCCGCTAGAGATGCCACATCCGGGAAACGTTCGGTGAAACGCAAAAAATACTCCAATCCCTGTACAACCCGGGTTTGTTGCAATATAATCTCCGATATCCAGATGATATAAGGGTCTCTCGTTTCCCTCCAAGGAAGCTCTCTTTTATAGGTTTCATACCACTCAACCAATATCCGGCTGATTTCTAACTCACTTTCATACTGTAACATAACTGCTCCCTTTCTCTCTTTTCAACATCATAACTATTTGATTACCGCAAACATACATATATATTACGAATCGAGAAGAATCTTTTTATTTAAAAATTGAAGCTCAATTCTTTTTCCACTTAAATAAAAAGCTATATATTTGCATTCCAAAAAATTAATAGGTCAAAATCAATTAATTAATTTATAGACATGACTAAAGCAGATATTGTTAGCGAGATTTCAAAAAGCACTGGTATCGACAAACAGACAGTGCTAGCAAGCGTTGAGTCCTTCATGGATATCGTAAAAAGTTCTTTAGCCCAAGGCGAAAACGTTTACTTGAGAGGTTTCGGAAGTTTCGTTATTAAGAAGAGAGCTCAAAAGACAGCTCGTAATATTTCAAAAAATACTACGATCATCATCCCGGAACACAACATTCCGTCATTCAAGCCGGCTAAGACTTTTATTGGTGAAGTTAAGTAATTAATTATTATACGTTTAATTTAAAATTTTAAAGCGATGCCTAGCGGAAAGAAAAGAAAAAGACATAAAATGTCTACGCACAAGCGCAAAAAGAGACTGAAGAAGAATAGACATAAGAAGAAATAAGTCTATCTAACGAACTCTAAAGAACAAACTTAATAAGTGACCTTTTAAGTTTGTTCTTTGCGTATTTTATAAGGTCTGATCTTAAAAACACATCTTAAGTGATTAGTGAATTAGTAGTTGATGTACAGCCCAAAGAGGTATCTATCGCCGTCTTGGAGGACAAGAGCCTTGTGGAGCTCCAAAAGGAGGCCCGCAACGTCTCGTTCGCCGTTGGTGATATCTATCTAGGTAAGGTTAAGAAACTGATGCCGGGCTTAAACGCTGCGTTCATTGATGTCGGTTACAAAAAGGATGCGTTTCTTCACTATTTGGACTTAGGTCCTAACTTCAACACCCAACAGAAATATTTAAAGCAATTGCTGAGCGATCCCAAAAAGGCGCCGGTACTGTCGAAAACTCAGATTCTACCGGAGATCGAAAAGAACGGGAGTATTAGCGACGTGCTGAAAGTAGGACAAGAGGTGTTGGTTCAAATTGCTAAAGAGCCTATCTCGACGAAAGGTCCCCGATTGACTTCCGAGCTTTCTTTTGCCGGAAGATATATCGTGCTGATACCGTTCGCCGATAAAGTATCTGTCTCCACCAAAATTAAATCAAGCGAGGAACGAGCCCGTTTGCGCCAGTTAATCCAAAGTATCAAACCGAAGAATTTCAGTGTTATCGTACGGACATCCTCGGAGGGCAAGCGTGTCGCGGAGCTTGATCATGAATTGAAGACATTGATGAAACGATGGGAAGATAATATCGTGAAGGTGCCTAAACTCAAAGCTCCGGCTATTATTTATGAGGAAACGGCACGTACCGTAGCTTTGCTTCGGGATATATTCAACCCCTCTTTCCAAAATATTTATGTAAATGACAAGGAGGTCTACAATAATGTCCGCGACTATGTAAGCTTGATCGCACCGGGACGGGAAGAAATCGTACAGTTATATACGGGAGAGCTTCCTATCTTCGACAACTTTGCGGTCACCAAGCAAATCAAGTCGCTATTCGGACGAACTGTCACTTACAAGAGTGGAGCTTACTTGATTATCGAGCACACGGAAGCTATGCACGTTATCGACGTGAACAGCGGGAACCGTTCCAAAGGCAGCGATGCCCAAGAGAAGACAGCTATCGACGTAAATATAGCCGCCGCCGATGAGATCGCCCGTCAGCTCCGCTTACGAGACATGGGAGGTATCATCGTCATAGACTTTATCGATATGGCAGAGGCTGCCAACCGGCAAAAGCTATTTGAACACATGACAAAGGCAATGGCAAATGACCGGGCTAAACACAATATCCTTCCTCTTAGTAAGTTTGGCTTGATGCAGATTACCCGTCAGCGGGTACGTCCGGCAATGGACGTGGATACGTCAGAAGACTGCCCATCCTGTTTCGGAACAGGAACGGTTAAGCCTTCCATCCTGTTTACCGACAGCCTGGAAGAAAAAATAGATTGCTTAGTAAACAAACATCACGTGAAGAAATTCACCCTGCATGTACATCCGTATGTCGCAGCGTATGTGAACAAGGGGTTGTTCCCCTTGAGCATGAAGTGGAAAATGAAGTACACACATGGTTTAAAAGTTATTCCCAATCAAAGTCTCGCCTTTCTTGAATACAAATTCTTTGATGCCGACAAGAATGAGCTTGACATGAAAGAAGAAAAGGAAATAATCAACAAATAACAAGAGAAGCCCCGGGCCTATTAAAGCGGTTCCGGGGCTTTCTGTATTCTGCCAAACCGTCAAAATGTCACGATTCATGACACGTATTATTTATTTTCAAACCCAAACTTCTTTGGCACGGCATTTGTTGAATACTATGTGAATCCTTTAAACAAGGAGGATGACGGACGATGAATAATAACAATTAAAATATTTACAATCATGGGAAAGATTATTGGAATCGACTTAGGAACAACCAACTCTTGTGTTGCCGTATTGGAAGGTAACGAACCGGTTGTTATCGCGAACAGCGAAGGTAAAAGAACAACACCTTCAATCGTAGCTTTCGTAGAAGGCGGCGAGCGTAAGGTAGGTGATCCCGCAAAACGTCAGGCTATCACCAATCCTGAAAAGACTATATTCTCTATCAAACGTTTCATGGGTGAAACTTATGACCAAGTACAAAAGGAAATCAATCGCGTTCCTTATAAAGTAGTGCGTGGTGATAACAACACTCCTCGTGTAGATATCGAAGGACGTTTGTATACTCCGCAGGAAATCTCAGCGATGATCCTGCAGAAAATGAAAAAGACAGCTGAGGATTATTTGGGACAGGAAGTAACGGAAGCCGTTATCACAGTACCTGCTTACTTTAGTGACGCTCAACGTCAGGCTACGAAAGAGGCTGGTGAGATCGCAGGTTTAACCGTACGCCGTATCGTAAACGAACCGACTGCCGCTTCTTTAGCTTATGGTTTGGATAAGACGAACAAAGACATGAAGATCGCCGTATTCGACTTAGGTGGTGGTACATTCGATATCTCCATCCTTGAGTTAGGTGACGGCGTATTCGAGGTAAAATCAACAAACGGTGATACTCACCTAGGTGGTGATGACTTCGACCACGTAATCATCGACTGGTTGGCTGAAGAATTCGAACGAGAGGAAGGCGTAGACTTACGTAAAGACCCGATGGCTTTACAACGTTTAAAAGAAGCTGCCGAGAAAGCGAAGATCGAGTTGTCAAGTACGACTAGCACGGAGATCAACTTGCCGTATATCATGCCGGTAAACGGTATTCCAAAGCACTTGGTTAAGACTTTGACTCGTGCTAAATTCGAACAATTGGCTGACGGTCTGATCCAAGCATGTATCGAACCGTGCCGTCAATCCTTGAAAGACGCAGGTTTATCAACTTCTGATATCGACGAAGTGATCTTGGTAGGTGGTTCTACTCGTATCCCGGCCGTACAGGCTATCGTTGAGAAATTCTTCGGTAAAGCTCCGTCTAAGGGCGTTAACCCGGATGAAGTAGTAGCCGTAGGTGCAGCGATCCAAGGTGGTGTATTGACAGGTGAGGTTAAGGACGTATTGTTGTTGGATGTTACTCCGCTGTCTTTAGGTATTGAGACAATGGGTGGTGTAATGACTAAATTGATCGAGTCTAACACGACCATCCCGACCAAGAAGTCCGAGACATTTACGACTGCTGTAGACAACCAGCCTTCTGTTGAGATCCACATCTTGCAAGGAGAGCGTTCTTTGGCTAAAGACAACAAGTCTATCGGCCGTTTCCACCTAGATGGAATACCTGCCGCACAACGTGGTGTCCCTCAGATCGAGGTTACATTCGATATCGACGCCAATGGTATCTTGAACGTATCCGCCAAGGATAAAGGAACCGGTAAAGTACAAAGTATCCGTATCGAGGCTTCCAGCGGTTTGAGCGATGATGAGGTTAAGCGTATGAAAGAAGAGGCTGCCGCAAACGCAGAGGCCGATAAGAAAGAGAAAGAGCGTATCGATAAATTGAATCAAGCGGATAGCATGATCTTCCAGACCGAGAAACAATTGAAAGATCTTGGTGACAAGCTTCCGGCAGACAAGAAAGCTCCGATCGAAGGTGCCTTGAACAAATTGAAAGAAGCTCATAAGGCTCAGGATATCGCAGGTATCGATGCTGCTATGGCAGAATTGAACAGCGTATTCCAAGCAGCTAGCCAAGAAATGTACAACGCTCAAGGTGGCGGCGCTCAAGGCGGCCCGCAAGCAGATCCTAACTTCGGTGGTCAACAAGCTGGCGGTAACGCAGGTAGCAGCAACAACAGCAAAGACGGTAACGTTACGGACGTTGACTTTGAGGAAGTAAAATAAAAAGAAGCGGTTTTAATCGCTCCTTTACTCCACATAAGATAGAAAAACGGCTATCGGGTCCTTCGGGATCTGATAGCCGTTTTTTATTTTAGCCCTATATATTCAATAAAAAAGCCATTGATATCCAATAATTATTAATAAGTTTGCACTCGCATAAAAACACTCATTTTAAATTACGATTAAGGGCAACGTACTAATTTTCGACTTATGCTAGCGAGATCTATACAGAAATATTACATATTTGTTCTACTTTTTCTGCTAGCCATTCTACAGTCCTCTTGTCAACAGTCGGGAAATAAATATCGTATATTAGTAGTGCATTCCTATGAAAGCGATTATGTAGCTTATAAAGACTGCGATCGGTTGATCCGGGAATCCCTCGAGAAAAAGGGGATTAATCCGTCGATCCAAACATTCTATTTGAACTGCGAGCAATATGCGGCACCCGCCGAAGAAAAACGGATGTACCTGTATCTAGATTCGATCTCTACTTGGAAACCCGATCTGATTTTGGTCTACGAGGATCAAGCGACTTACACGTTAATGCAATGCCATCATCCGCTAATCTCTACAGTCCCCATTGTATTTGGCGGCGTAAATTTCCCCAATAAGGCACTATTAGCGCAATATTCGAATGTTTCCGGATTCTGGGACGAGCCCGACTACGTCACGAACATCCGCTTGATAGAACATCTGTTGGGCAAGTCTACGATTTATATGTTGCACGATAGCACGTATATAGATAGGCACATTAAGGCTACGTTACATGAGCAATGTGCTCAAGTAGACATTCGGGTCGATAATAATCGCATCATGTATATACCGGTAGAGATCGCTACTTTGGACAGGGTCAATCAAAGCTTAAAACGACCGGATAGTACGACCGTCAACGTCGTGCCCGTGCAAGGAGACAAGCTATCAGCTGTTTCTTGGTACATGAGTAAACACGTCCCTTACATCTACTATCTACAGGCCAAACGGGATTACCGGGTATTGAACACCAGCCGTTTTTCCAGTAAACCCTCTTTTACGGCGATCAACGAGGACCTAGGATATTCGAATAAACTTGTAGGTGGTTATATCACCTCCTTGGAAACCCAAATAGAAGAATCTACCGATAGAGCCGCGGAAATATTAAAAGGCTCCCCTAGCGAATCATTCCCACAGATAACAAAGAGCAAGAAGAATTATGTATTTGATTTCAATGAAGTCAAATATTGGAATATCGATAAAAGGCTTCTTCCGAAGGATGCTATACTTTTGAACTTTCCTTTTAAGGACCAATATCCAAGATTATTCTGGAGCTTGATAATCGTAGTCTGCACGATGTGCTGCTTTGTCTTCGGTAGCTTCATCATCATGTATACCCAAGAATCCAAGGCAAAACGACAAGCGCAAAAAGCCCTATTACATGAAAAGGAATCATTAGCGGAAGCCTTGGAGAAAGCCAATGAGTCCGACCGGATGAAATCCGTATTCTTGGCTAACATGAGTCATGAGATACGTACCCCGCTAAATGCGATCATCGGCTTTTCAAGCCTAATCGCCGAACTGGATCTGACAGCGGAAGAGAAGGAGCAATACGCTAATATCATCACGACCAATAACGAGTTATTACTAAAGTTAGTCAATGACATATTGGATTTAGCAAGGATTGAATCCGGAGGTATCATATTTCATAAGGAATCCTGCAATTTAACGGATTTAGTGAAAACCCTTTATAAACAACATCTTTCCGATGTCCCCGAAGGTATCGAATTCAAGGAGAAATGCCCCGATACGCCGATCTGCTTATATTCGGATAAAGAGCGACTTTACCAAGCGCTCGAGAACATACTGAAAAATGCCATAAAATTTACTTCCGCAGGCTTTATAGAGATCGGTTACGAGTATTCCACCAATGCACAAGACGTCCGACTTTATGTGCAGGATACAGGCATCGGGATCTCTCCCGAGGACCAAGAAGCGATATTCGAGCGTTTCAAGAAGCTGGATGATTTCGTGCAAGGAACAGGTCTTGGACTATCGATCTGCCAAGCTATC